CCCATTCCGCTTGTGGAGCTATAGTTGCCCATGTTTAAGCCTTCGCCCAAACTGGCACCGCCATATCCAGCCATACCAGCCATCAAGCCTTGAGCCAAGTTTCCAGAAGCAAGACCTGAAATTCCACCAACTAAAAGCCCTGCGTTAGCGGCAGAACTAAGGCCAGTAAGATTTCCTATCGTTCCACCGGGTCCCAAAAGTTCTCCGGCGCCACCGGTAAAATAATCCAGAGCAGCAGCGGCCGCCATATCCACCAACGGATTTTTGGTGGCGCTAGAAATTTCTTTGCCTAGAGAACTAATGCCGCCGGAAATGTTAGCTATTGGGTTTGAAAAGAAGCTCATGCTTGCTCCAAGAATTTGTTTAAGTTTACCATTTAGCCCACTTTCCAGCTAGTACCATTTGAGTACACAGGAACGGTATTTGAGCCACCTCCAGTTACCGTTGCGCCAAATGTTGTGGTAGTTGAATCTGATACAAAAGTTCTAGTGCCGATGTTGCTGGTTGAAGCTGTAGGCAATTTAGCGACTGTTGTAACGCTGGTATTTGTTATGTATGAATCTGTCAATATCGTCAGGGCAGAATTCAACTGATTAAAAAACAGACGCAAAACGTTGGTCAGCTTATCGCCATATTGAGACTCATACTGAACCGGCGCCAACGGCAAGTTGGGTGGAGCTGGGTTGATTGGTTTGGTTGCCATTACCTTCTGCCGTCCGGTCTTGCGTCAAAACGTGGTGAGCCCAACTGCCAAGTCGTACCCAGCTGATTGGACTCCATCTTGAATATAAACTGTCTACCCCTGATTCTGGTGTACACATATCCTGTAAATGTTTCGGGATTGCCGTTGATGTTTACACTATAGACGGGATTGGGGTAGGTTTGAGTAACTCCAGATCCTGAATTGGTTAACGCCTCAATCGTCATTGTGGTTGTCGGGCTTGTAGCCGTCGAATTTTCAAACGTCAAATCAGGAAGCACTTTAGAAATAAAAGCAAAATGATCCCCCGTTTGATCGGATATATCAAACTCAGAAGATGCGATGTAGGCGTCTATAGGCGCTGGAGTGCCGGTCTCGTTGTCATCTAACCCGCTTTCTTGGTTGACCAAATAACCGTTGTATGTGGCGCCAATAGGATTGGTTTGAAGCGTGTTATCTAGCCAAGCTGTGCGGCCCATTGTGCCGTAATACCATGTGTTTTCGATATAGTTGTACACAACGTAGCTATTGATTTGCTCACCAGTCCCAGAAACGTAGAACCACCACACTTCGTTAAAGCCCTCAACCGTACTGCAATAAACCTGCTGGTTTTGCTGTTGGTTAAGGTTTTGGAATACATATCTACGAAGGTCGCAGTTGAGCGTTTGAACGCGGCCATCGTATTTATAGAACTTGTCTATACCCATCCAATAAACCACTCCAGACGCAAGCACAGCTGCATTTGGTCCAATGATCGAGATGTTTTCAGATAGCAGTTGAACACCCCAAACGTAGGGAGGGCCAAGGTATTGAAGTGAGTAAACTGCCTGATCGGTAATGGTCACAATCTCTTGGCGGGTCTGCACATAAGTCACAATCTGGGACCCGTGAGACAAGCGCACATCACCTGCTTGGTTGGTGACATCTGGATACCATACAAGCGGATTTTGCTGGTCTGACCAACGAATCTGCATGGGGTCAAGGTAACTTGTGCCAATAGGATTGGTTCCAAACACAATCACAAAATTAGACGCATCAGAAACAGTCAATGCGTTTTGATATAGGGGAACATCTCCAAGCAAAGAAATAGACTGAGTTCCAGACTGGCTGCCTGTCGTGTTAATGGCCGCTCCACCAGGGGTAGACGCAAGATTAAAGGTTGTGCCAGATACATTGATGACGTAATACGTTGTATTGGTGGACAGACCGCCTGGCAAAGCTCCTGTAGTCCCAAGCTGGATTGAGCTGCCATTGGGAAGATTAACTGAAGAAGTAATAACAGCTGGAGAAGCAATCGTAATGGTAATAGTACCACCCGTTGTGTTCAGCGCCACCCCTCTTGTGTTTACTCCGCTAGAAGCCAGCCAATAATAAATGCCGCCCCCTCGAGGTCCAAAGAGTAAGTTTTCACCAAAGTTATAGGCGTTCCAAATCTGAATGTTGTTTTTGACCGTTCCGCCATTTCCCCAAGTACCAGCGCCAAAATAGCCCGCACCCCAACCATTAAATGGAGTTTGTGTAGCCGGTCCTGTGTTGACCTGAAAGGCAGCTGTAACGGTGCCGCCATTCCCTGTGTCACTAGAGTTGGCTGTTGCAGTAGCAGTAAATGTGAATACATTAGCGCTAATAACGCTTGTAATTTGATACTGCTGGTTTAATACGGCGCTGGTAATATTACCACCTAGACCGGTTGCTCCTGAAAAAGTCACAAAATCGTTGATTGCAGCGCCGTGAGATGTAGCGGTTACTGTTATTGTGGAAGAGCCAGCTGTTGCAGCAAATGGGTTGCTAAGTGTTTCTGTTGCCCTGATTGGTGTAATATCATAAAAAGCTGTGCCATATGTAAGGTAAAACTTTAAGTTTGTACCAACAGCAACCAAATTTAAGTTGGCCAGTGTGACCCAATTCCAAAGCGTTCTGCAAACACCTAAGAATTTATTGACTGAATATTGCGTCCAGCCGCCTATTTTCTCGGGACTGCCTTGGCGAAACCGAACCTTGTCGGACTCATACCAACCACCTTCGTTATGATAACGGGTGTTTTCGCGATTGACGCCGGGTCTGAATGTAGGCTTGATGAGTGGCATACACTTGTGCTGTTAAGCGCCCAGAACGGAAAGCGCGTGTTGAGTCAATTTTATGCGTTCATCAAGACCAAATGTACCACCATTTATGCGTCTACACAAGCCTTCTTCGTTCTGGGCTTCTGCCAGCTCATTACAGCCGTGGGTTTTCCAAAACCATCCTGCGCTTAGAGCAGCGTACATAGGGGTGGCCACAAGATCAGGTTCTGTCAAAAAGTCCTTTTGGACTGCCTGCCCAAAATGCCAATAGTTATCATGCCCCGTTAATTGGATACATCCGCGCCCGTGGAAACGCCATCCATCGCCGCTTGCTTCATCACGGTTCCCCATACGATTGGCGTAAATCCGATTGGCAATCTTCTCGGCGTGGTGAGCGTAAAGTGGGATTTCTTCTGGCTTGAACTTGTGACCAAACAAAGCTTGAAGGGTTTCGGGGCGATAGTTGAGGTTTTCTTCCAGTGTTTTGAAATGGTTGCACTCGTGTGAACACTGCCCAATAAATGCAGCCTGTTCTTTAGCATCGCTTATTCCAAACGTGGTAAAAGTTGTAGTCAAAGGCTCAGACCATTCTGGTCCGATACCCAACGCATGAAGTTTCTCTGTTGAAATCATACTTGCACCAATATCATAAATAAAACTGCCACAATCAGGCACATTAGAATGATCGTTATTTTGTCATTCATATCAGTGCTGAATCACGCCATTGGTGATCACGACAGGGGCTGTTGTTAGCTTGGATACTGCATTGTTCATCGTGGCCAAATCCATGCTCAAAACGCTGTTGTAAGCGGCTGATTGATTGGTCAAGGCAGTGGTAACGTTACCAGCATTGGTGGCCGCCATGTTGGTCAGCGCAGTAGCAGTCGTTTGATTGGCTGAGTTAGCCAAAGTTGCAAGGCTAGTTGTAGCGCCATTTGCTACGCTCACAATCCCTGCATTGGAATTAGCTGCCATAGAAGCCTGATTGTTAGACCCAGTATTAGCAATGGAAGCAAACGTACCGTTAGTGTTGATAGCAGTTGCCGTAGCATTATTAGACTGCGTGGTTGCCACTTTTGCGTTTTCATAGATGCCAAATCCTTGAACAACTGTGGGTAACAACAATGATGCCCACTTGAAGGCATCATCTCCTGAACTCCTTGGGGCGTCAATCTTCTGTTCTTGACCGCCACCACTAAAGCCCATCTGCATGGACATGACTGCAGCCACTGACGCAGCTGGATCGCCTTTCTTAACGACTTCAGCCAGCACTTGATACTTAGCCTTGTCAGCCTCGGCTTTGTACCGTGCAATGGCTACTTGCGTCTCAGAATACTTCTGATAGTCACTGGTCGAAGAGCACCCAACAAGGGCTACGACTGCGAGGGGAATAGCGTACTTAATCATCTATTTTCTCCTTGAGGGATTCTCTTACTTGGTTGTAACTGGTGATGCAGGCGTTGAGGGCACGGATTGCTTTGTCTCCGTCTGCGGTGATGGCGATAAGATTTGCAGAAGCCTGTCTGTCAAGTTCGGCTCTTGCGGTTGTATCTCCTCCGGTAGTTCCGGTGGCGTTGGAGGAACATACACTATTGGAGGTGACGGGGATTGACAAGCGCATAGCCCCAGACTGCACATCAGCAGTGAGCTTAGTAATCTTAACTTGAGCTTCATTGTTAGCCTTCTTTAACGCAGATGCGGTCTGATTGACTTTTTCGTTCAGCTCTTGTTCTCTTGCTCTGGCTTGTTCGTTGGCTTTTGCAACTTTTGCCACAGCTTCTGAATAGCACTCTTGATAGCCTTGATGGTGTCCATAAAAATACGCTCCTATGATTGCAAATAAACTTGCCACTAACACATAAGGGTTAAACATCACTGACCTTTCATTGATGCTCTGGCTGCCGCCATTCTCTCACGTTCCTCGTCATGCTCCAACACGGGTGGTGTTTTGGGTGGAGGAGGTGGCGTCCAAGGCGTGTTCATTGCTGACATCACCCCAGTTGGCCCCATAGGGGTAAACCCAATAGGCTGCATCATTGGGTTACCCATCATAGGATTCATACCCATGCCTCCCATTGGCCCCATACAGGGATTCATCGGTGTCAAAGGCATCATGGCTCTAGCACCCATTACGGTAGCCAAAACGCTGAATATGGACGTTGCTATGATTTTAAGCAAATCATGTGTCAGTTTATCGTTGGGAGCCATGTCTTTCATGGGTTGTTCCACGGCCACCACACCGTAGACAAAAAATCCCACAATAAAGAGCAAAATAATGCAAAAAGTAATCATTATCAAGAACTTTGATAACGCATCCATCAAACGAACAATGCCGTTGACTTCTTCTTCTTTAAGGTTTTTTAGGCTTGTAAGCATCGGTTAACATCCAAGGGCACGTTTCGGTTACTTCACATAATGGGGCTTTGCAATCCTCATCTTCCCAATGATCGGGGTCTTGACATTTATATCTATATTCATTACCGCAACCTGTTAACAAAATTGGAAAAAATATACATATCAATATTAACGTGTATACAAAACTGAATTTTTTAATCATTTCCCTTCAATCCTTACAAGAGCTTTGTTGACCCTTAATTCCATTTGCCTCACATCCACATACATCCAGGCAATCAACGGAATCAACAATAACAAAACAACCAAAAGTAAAACAATCAGTAAGATGGCGAGTGAGTCAGACTTATTATCATCAGCCATATCCACATTAGCATCAGCGCTGTAATTGCTGAAGCCACCATTCTTCCCCTGATTAGATCCGCCTTTTGCTCCCGTTGCCATTTTGCCCGACGCTCCCTTAACATTTCCTCTCGTCTCGCTAGCGCTTGCACATTGGCAATGTGACCAATTTGCTGATTGACCCGAGTATACAAGTCCTTCAATTCGTGTGGGACGTGG